TTCCTCTCCAAATAAATAGGTTGCAATAATTGTGCCAGTGGCTCCTCCACTTCTAAATATGATTGATCCATTTGTACTATTACCTTTCGCCTGAATAGACGTAAGTCTAGTTCTATTAGTTTTTCCCGTGCCACCAACAGCAACCATTTGTGCAGTTGATGTAGCATGGGCTACCGATTGATCACTCATGAAGGAAGAACCACCTGGCATGATTATTATCCGTTAGTTGTAGTTAAGTTAGGTCCTGAAAACTTATCTGTTAACAAAGTATAAGCTGCAATATTTGTTTTTGTTTTACAAAATATACCTTTTGGAAACAGAATACCGTCTTCTGGAAAATTAAAATTAATTACATCTCCTGTAGGGACATCTGCTTGAAAAAGAGTTGTTCCTGCGTTTGATGTTGTTGTTAATTCTAAAACTCCTGCACCACCACCGTCAGAGGCAATAATAATACCTCTCAGTCTAACTGGTGCTGCAATAATTGCAGTAACACCAGCTGCTGCATCGGATCTAGTAGCTTGTATGTCAGTTTTAGCTGCCATTTATCCTCCTATTAAGCGAGTGCTCTGTTTTGCAAATACTCAACTGTTAGGATACCTGCACCATTTCCTGATTGTGGTGATATGAAAACAATTGTTTGATCACTTGTTCCCACATTTTTCCAACTAGTTTCAGTTCCTGTTTGTGCTGCACCAACTCTGTGATTTCCAACAGATGCCACACTTAAACCATCAACAAATAAATCTGTGTCTGAACTGATACCTACATCAATTGTGTTTGTACCACCATCAAATGCAGTTGTTACCAAAACATAAATGTTTGTGATTTGTGATCCTGCTGGGATTATAATTTCAGTAGTTCCAAAAGCATTTACTTCTGTTACTGCTGCTGATTGAGCCATAGATACAAAACCTGTGTTTGCACTAGCTCCTTCTCTTTTATCTCCGGCCTTAATTGGTCCAGAAAAAGTTGTTGTTGCCATGTTTTTGCTCCTTGTATAGCGTTAACATATGTAGTCTCTATACCGTCTGCCTAGTCAGTCTACATATTTAATTTATCTAGGTGTTTTTATTATACATAAAAAAAGGGGCGATGTGAACACCGCCCCTTAATTCAATCCTTTGATTAACTATTATGTAGGTAAGTTTCCGTTACCAAACACACATCTTGGATCTGAGAATCCGAAAGAATATCTTTCTCTCGCTTTGAATCTCACGTTTCCAGTATCAAAGTCACCTTCCATTGCAGTCTTGATTGGTGCTCTTACGAACATTTTGAATCCGTTTGGCACATCAGTCATTAAGAAGAAGGAATCTGTGTCAGTTAAGAAGTTATTAATTACATAACCTTCTGGCACCATTCCCATGTTTCTTATTGCATTGATATCATTATCTGCAGTTCCTGTTCTCATAGGAGACTTCATGATTCTCTCAGCAGTAAATTGTAATTCTTTTGGAATTATCATTTTTCTACCTGAAGAAGCAATTTTTAAGCCTCTTTCATCTACGAACCCAGCAATGTCGATTAATGACTGCTCTAGTGAAGTTTCGTTAAGATCTGCTGCAACAGCTAACACATTCGAGAACGTGCCTCCTGTTGACAACGGGTGGTTGTTCGCAATTAATGGAACACCGTCACCGCCAACAACACCAGCCTTTTGACCGTTGTTTAATACGTTAGCAGCTTTAACTTGCTTCGTGTTTGACATTGATCTTGCAAGAGCTCTTGTGTATCTCGCTGCAAGTCTGTCATATAGGTTATCTTCGATTGCTTCCTCTGTGATAGCAAATGCTAACGCAATAGTTTCGTGTGTGTATCTAGCAGTGAAAGATTCATTTGCTTGATCGAACACTACTCCAGCACCTTCTTGTTTAGTTGGTGCAGAGCCGAAACCTGTTAACATTACTTCTTCTTCAAAAGCTCTGTCAGATGTTTCTGTTGTGTATATCTCCGCATGTTGATTTTCATAACGGTTATACTCCAGGCCAAATAAAGCATTCAAACCTGGCTCTAGTTCTTTGACTAGTTGTGATCTTGATATCGCCATAATTTACTCCTTTATTAGATACCTGTTCCACTTCTGTAGAAGTGTTTGTTGATTCTAACAAGTATGTTTGCATTAGCTGAACCAGTGTCACTGTTGTTAGGATCTTGCGAAATATCTATCGCTTGAACGATAAATGACGCATTAGTTCCTGACGTAGAGACATCTAACTCAACTTGCGAAATACCTGTTACTGTACTTCCAGTAGCAGCTGTCACCGAATAGTTCTGAAACAAATCCGCTCGTGTGAACGCCTCATCAGCTCCCATAAGAAATACTGCGTCTGGGTCATCAACAACAAATGCAGTAATGTCACTTGCATTGATATTTCCAGGGTAGAAGTTCTTAAATGTCGGCTTTTGAGTTGTCGGATCTGTATAGAAGCATCCGTTGAACACACCTATAACAGCAGTACTGTTATTCGCAACGTGTCTTGTAATGTCACCGTCTGTTTCAGCGATAACTAAGTCACCTTGGAATATTGCAGTAGTGTTATTAGCAGATATTGTATATCTGTTTTGTGCTCCTACTAATGGTGTACCGTCTAGTTTTCTGTACGGTCTTAGACCGAACTTGTCTACTTGGTTTGCCATTTGTTTACTCCTTTATAGCGTTAATTTAAGACCAGGTAGTTATTGCAAAAAAATTATTTTTTACGACTACCACCAAAGGTCACTCTGGACTGCCTATCAATATTGATTGGCATATCCGGGTGTTGTTCCTTCATAAGATCCCTATCAATTGCGTCTGTTCTATCTTGAGTAATTTTTGCAAAATACTCAGCACGACTTTTAAGGATCTCCTCCGGTATCCTTGCCAACACAAGGCCACCTATTCCAATTAGTCCAGCATGTTTTCCTTCAGAGATTACAGGATAATCGTTTTCGCCTATCTCACTTAAAATGGTTTCGGCTTTTACGAACTCCCATCCTTCTCTTAGTTTCTTAGATACATTACCTGTGTCCTCGAAACCTTGGGTTGCAGTTCTTATCCACCTGTGTGCATATCCCTGCGGTGCAGCTGGTGCATCTAAACTAGATGGTGGAGACCAATCTTTCTTTCTAAGGAGTTTCTCCCTAGATTCAGATGTGCGTGAAGTTTTTACTTTTTCCATACTATGCTCCTTCCTTCACGTATTTAGCGTATTCCTCTAGTGGCACCCCTAATTTCTTAGCGATAACTACTTGTGACTTGGTGAGTTTCACAGCTTTGCGTCCTCCAGCCCTACGACTAACAGATGCCACATTTTGGACGGGTTCCTTCGTGACCTGTTCTTTATCTGTCTTAGGTTGTGCAAATTTATGAGGGAAATACTCTCTCATACGTTTGTTGATTTGATTATAATACTCATCAGATTCGGTTTCAATACCCTGCCCAAGTAACTCCTCATGTATTCCCATGGCAGCAGATGTTAACACTCTATCTGTACCAAACCATTCATTATCCTCTGCCCATTCTTGAGCTTTGGCACTAATTCGTGGTTGAGGTTGTTCCTCTTGCTTAGGTGTTTCTTCCTCCTCCTTTTTTCTTGTCTCTTTCTCACTGAGAGACACAGAAACTTTTTCTTTCTCAACTGCTAACTTAGTTAAAGCATCATTTGCTTCCATAATTTTTTCAGCATCTTGAGATTCAATTGCTTCTTTAAGTTGATTTTTAACTTGGTCTCTTTGAGCATCTATTCTTGCATCATACTCTTTGAGATAGTTAGTATCTGTTTCATCAACTCTTTTTTCAGCAGTTTCAAATTTAGTTTTTAATCCTTTCGCATAATCTACAGCTGCTTTTTCTCTTCTCTCAGCTTCTCTTACTTGAAAAGTTAATTTTTTTATTCTTTTTTGAACTTTGTCTGAATAATCTGCCAAACCCTCATCTTCTGTTTCTTTTGTTTCTACAGGTTTAGGTTCTTCTTTAGGGGCTTCTTTAGTCTCCTGCAGTAGCTCCTTTGCAGATTTACCATCTTTTGTAATATCAGTATAACCTAAGTCTACATCTTCTTTTTTTTCAAACTCAGGTGTTTCTGTTGGTTGTTCGTTAACTTCAACTGTCTGTTCGTTAACACCATCGGTGTCTAAATCCACCTCTGGATTTTTATTTTCTTCTGCCATTTATGTCCTCCTTAATAATGGTGCAAAATATCAGATGGATCAGATATTGTTGAAATGACTTCATCATCATTTAAAACTCTTACCTCTCCACCGTCTATCTTGAATCTTGAACCTGCGTAACGACTAAAAATTATCCATTCATTAATCTTACACCATGGTCCTTTTGGAAATTTATCTTTATCTAAATAACAAAGATCTCCCATTTTTAGTACAAGACCACACACTGTAGTCATCTGTATGGTTTCTTGTGTTGTATCACTCAAATACAAACCACCCTTCGTTTTTTTAGGACCAGCATATGGTAAAACCAATAATCTGTACCCTGTTGGGTTAGGTAGTTTATCTAGAGTTGATTTTTTGATCGCTTTTGGATCGAGGACTGTCTCTACTTCTTCTTTCGCCTTGTAGGCATTCAGCAGTGCTTCAGTCCGTTTCGGTGTCTCCGTGGACTTGTTCATATTTACTCCTTTAGCAGGTCTTTTATTTCCTGTTGCAAATCTTCTAATGATTTGATTTGCCCTCTAACATATTTTAATTCCTCCATAGTGTCAACACTGTAAGCCGCATGAGATTTCAACAACTCAATTTTATCTTTTATTCTTTTTTGAATGAGTGAGATTGTATCCATTACAATTCAGCTTGTGGAATATGAAAGGATTTGAGGATTTCTAATTTATCCTCTGCTTCTGCTATTTTACCAATTAAAGTATCTATCTCATCAATGTGTTGAGGATGCTCTCCTATACCCACAGAGTTTTCAAGATAAATTTTTATTGTTGCTTCAGCTGCCGATATTTGTGCAGTATATCTATCTTCTAAAGCTTTTAAAATTGCAGATCGCATGAAACGACTATATGAATTTTTTATGATTTTGCAAATGTTTTGACATTGGTAGGTTTGCCGCCTACACCCTGTGCTCTAGCTCTTTTTCTTGCAACAGCAGAACGCCTTTGCGATTCTGTCATTCGGGCGGCTTTTGCAGCAGGTACGCATTTGGGGTATGCTCTTTTTGATCCACTTGCAGATTTTCTTCCACATTCTTTGTAACCTCCGCCTTTCTTCTTTGATCCAATATCAACCCATTTTTGAGCGAACCATTTTTTTAGTCCGCCCTTACTCATGTACTGGACGTTTTTTTGCATTACATTAAATCTTTATAATAATCGGCCATACCACCTGTAGCTCTAGAAATATATTGTGGTTTGCTTGGTCTATTTGGTGGTGGTGGTGCCAATGGTCTTCCTGCTGGACGTGGTCTGTATTGTTTCTTCTTTCTTCCAGGTCTTGGTGCA